GTAAAGTCTTCGCTGGTATAGGCTTTGCTTACAGGATCAATGCTTACATCAAAATAAGCATGTGCTTTGCGATGTGGATCTGTTACGCGTGTCATGGTCTTAGGATCCATGGTTTCACTACCGCCAGAGATAATTTCAATCTCTGGTAATTCAGCAGCCATTTTGGTAAATACTTCACGGCGAATCAACATCATGCCAGTGGCAATGCTTTCTACTTCGACTGGTTGATCAAGTCTAAAACTGATCTGATCGCCAATGGGGCGGAATGTACTTTCGGCAATGACAGCATTAATGGCATGCGGTGGAATATCTGGTACACCAGCTACTACACGTTTAACTACATCCCAGTTAATTTTCTTTTTAGCATACTGTCCGCCAATGAGGTCTTTATCAGCCTCAATCATGCGAATAACATCCTGTGGATCAAAGCCTAGGTCAGCGTCCAGGAACAACATGTGTGTGGCATCACTTTTTAGGAAGCCTTCGACTAAAATATTACGAGCCTTGGTGATTAGGCTTTCGTTGGCAGCAATTTCAAACATGCTGTGGATACCTTTTTGGCCCAGAGCAGTTAACAAGTTAATTAAGCTGATCATGTACATGTAGTTGGCACTACCACCAAACATGGGTGTTGCAATAAAAATTTTCGGAGGTTTGTTGCTGGGTTTGTTCACCATAACAGGATTGTTTGCAAACAATTGCTGCTGCAGTTTACTTAGTTCTTTTTTCTTAGGGGGTTGATTCAGCTTCATGCTATGGGTATCTCCAATCAGTCAGTTAATGGTAAAATCATACTACATTAGTATATATCTGTATTCTAAGGTTTTTGTTGCAAAGAGTCAATAGTTTTCATGGGTTCTGAACAAATTTTTAAATTAGAGTCGCAGCGCCACATATGTCCGGTCTGAGAGTTCATGACAACTATACTGGAATCCTTGTCTATGACAAAGGTATACTTGGCATTGTATCTAAAATCTGCTATGGTTGTAGAATAGCCCATTAATATAGTAGCTATCCAGGTGGGAATTAGTACGGGATCCATTTAAACTCCATGATAAAATTATTAGTGGTTTTGGGGATCCACCAACCCTTGAAACTTATCCTATAAGTTTTGCTAACACTTTAACAATAATTAATGCTACCACGATGTTACCAATTAAGTTAACATCTAATTTTGGTAAGTATTTCATTGTTGTTACTCCTTGTTATTAAAAGCAGTCATTTCGTTACTGAGTAATGACCCCAAAACTCATTATTTAAACAAGATCAAGAACATAATGCCGGCATTTACGAACCAGCCCATGCTATGAAATACCAAAGCCACAGTATCTTTATTAACAATGGCTCTAATAAAACTCAGAATTAATAATAGCTGTACTAGTATGACAATGTCAATGCTGGGGGTGTTATCGGTTAATGCAGTCAACAAAGCCAATAAACTGGGAATGAATACAAAATGACCTATGATGATGCTGCCCCAGTTAAGGGTATTGTTGTTGTTTAGCCATTTAGGCAAATATTCTTCTAGATGTTTCATTATGCTCTATCCTTGTAAAAGATATGACGCCCAATTTTAGTTATTTTTTCTTTTTGCCAGCGTGGATTAACATAATCGGCATGATAATACATGGCGTCTTTTAAACTGTCCAGTCTAAAGTTCTCTAGTAGAACCTTTTTAGCAACCTCCATACTTTCGGCATAAAGACGGGGACTGCGAATTTTTAATGTGCTGGGATGTTCGCAGTACCAGCTAAACTGGCACACGGTCTTTTCGACCAGTTTATTTTTCTGATAGACAACAGCACAGATGTCGGTGGGGAATTCTCCGCTTGCTGCTCGGTTAAGTGTAACCTGAGCTACACCTACTTTGCCTTCGAATGGTTCGCTAGCACTTTCAAAATAAATGTTGCGAGCCAAACAGGTTAGCTGACGATCTCGATCTGCTGCAGTAGCAAATCCAAAATCATAATTGTCGTTACGTAATTCAGTAAATCTATAATCTATTATGGTGGCCATGGCTGTACTAATCAATAACAGCCCTATGATTGGCACTATGAGTTTTGGTATAAATCTTAACATGATATCTCCTTTAGTTTAAGAGCAAGAGGAATCCCCTTGCTCCGCGCTATGCGGCGTTTTGTGTTGCAGCTTTTTTAGTTATGATTGGTTTAGTTTCGATATTAGACACAAAGCCGTTGAGTTCCTGAGCCTTGGTAATGATATCTTTTTCGCTTGGATAGGTTGGATAACCTGGATGATCTGGTATGGTTCCGCCATTGAGTTTTGCAACTTCAACTTTGACGTTCCAATCTTGACCAATGGATTCACGCTTACCATAATAATCTTCGGTGAGCATGTCTTTCGCCATTTTTAGAAGTTCAAGGCGAATCTCGAACGGTGTCATGTTTGACATAATTTACTACTCCTGTGTGTTGTGTGTAAAATGATAGGTTTAAAGAGTCTATCCCTCTTGTGTAATTATATTTATATGTCTAAGGATTTCTAGCATCCTGGGGTACATCAAATATAAATGCAACTCTGGGCTCGTCGGCTATGTTTTCGCTTTCGTGGTCCAGCTTATTATTAAACCAGAACAATGTACCTGGCTCAATAACAACGGTCTCAGCAGTTCCATCTGGATCATAGACCGTGTATCTATATCTGCCACTAATGCTTAAATGATATCGATCTTTGTCTAAATAATAACTGCCAAAGTCTGTATGTCGACCTACTCTATGGCCAACTGGTATTCTAAAAAATGCGCAGCGTCGTACTGAATGAAAATGTCGTTTTAAAAAGGCCACCATTTCGGTATGATGCTTTAAAGCCGGTAACTGATAACACAGTTCGGTATCACCAACATACTGGCCTTCAGTCTCTATGCCACCCATGACCAGTTGCAGGACATCCACGGTGCTTTTAAACTTGTGTGGATCCTGCATGGCCGTTCCGGTTTCGTTTTGCTGGCTGTTCCAATCCGACGCATATTCAATTAACTGGCGTTGTATTTTACTAACATTAATACCAGTTTTAATGATTCTTATATTACGCATTATATTATAATTTGCGAATTTTGTCAATACTATCTATGAGTGCTTCGGTTATGGGTCTGAATTTAAATACTGCCTGCATCCGATCAGTATTTAATACACAATTAGATCGTGGAGTCAATCCTTTGGATACCCATTCATCTGCGGTAAAATATGGTTTAACCAGACCCAGCATCTGAGCCACCTGATGAGTTTTGATGCCACCGGGATTGACTGCATTATAGATCCCTGGAACTGGTTCATTTTCTACAAACCAACACACGGCCTCGGCTAGCTCTTCTAAATTGGTCATGCTGTTTTCAAAGTCTACAAGACGATCATACTTGTGGAGTTTTATAAGCAGATTTTTGTCCAGGGTGTCTGGACCAAAGGGCATTCTCAAACGGAACAGATAGGACTTTTTATTATATCCAAATTCGGTCCAGAGCTTCTGAAACTCTGCTTTAGTAGCACTATAAAAACTACCATTGTTCCAGTTAAAGTTAGGCGCATCGGTTTCGGTCCAGCCACCAGGCTTGTAGCCAGTATAAACACAACCTGAGCTTAGGTGCAGTATGGGGCAATCAAAGTTACGTTCTAGGTGTAGGGGATAATTGATGTTGCCCTGAACCGTATCTGCCCGGCGTAGTTCGCAAGCATCTACATTGGGAATGCCGGTGAATCCAGCTGCATTGATGATAAAGTCAGCATCAACAGGTACGTATTCGGTGTGCCGTGTCCAGACATAGTGTATGCTCTGAGCATCTAATTCAGCAGCAATATACTTGCCAACATATCCATGACCAATTAAAACTATTTTCTTCATAATCACTCCATAAAATAGAAAAGGGGAACCTAAGTCCCCCTTCTTGGAAATTACTGCACGTTGAACAATTACTTGTTCATTACGTACATTGTAACTTCAAAACCGAAACGCATTTCAGTAGCAGCTGGTTTTGTCCACATAGTAGCTCTCCTTCCGTTTATAAAATATACCATTTATAAACTCATGTCAGCAGAGATAAGGATATTCTCTTAAAGGTCTGCCTTGAGGCCTATAATACATTATGAATAATTTCTTATCCATAACACTATTATATATGAACTAAACCCAAAAAGTCTAGGGGGATTAGACTTAAATCAGGCTAATGATCTCCATTAGTTACTCAAATACCCAAACAATATGATCTTCACTTATAACATAGTGTGGAACATTGTCTATGCTCACGGGTGCTGCCTTGTTCCAATCAATAAAAACTTTGTCATTGACCTGCACCATGGTCACTTCGTTGCCCGTGGCTAGGACCTGAGCCTGGTCCACGTTGCCATCATGATCGCTTTGCAATATGATGCCAGACTGTGTGGTAGATGTCTTTTTTAATCGTACTACCAGTACGTTCTTTTTCAAGGGTTTAATCATTCGAAATCACTTTCTTCCCATTTATATTTCATTGTAGGTTCAGGTCGTTGTACTTTAATAACCTCACCAGTAGATTTATCTAATTCGTATTCAGGTAGGTTAGGTATGAGCTGATCATCTGGTGGTGCACCATAGCCAACTGCTCGATCCCATTCTCGTTGTGTGATATTTTTGTTAGTCATTTAATTTTTCTTCAATTATATTTAATTGTTGCTCCATTGTTAAACCATAATTTATTTCAATATCCATGTTAGTGGGTTTTTCAAACAAATGATTAGTATCATCAAACCTACTTTTTTCAATTCTATTTACCCATATTATAAAAGCATCACCAAATGCTTGTCTTGTACTATTGGTTGGACATACAAAATCTGCAATAACAGTATAGCCTTGATTTAATAGAACATTAGATAACGCACCCATTCTTTGTGCCATTACTAGTCTGTCTGTGTATTTAAAAGTTAAATCAGTCCAAACTTTATTTCGCATTTCATCAGCATTTAAATGAACTGCATGAATCCTTTTACTTAATGCTTTTGCTAATGTTGTTTTACCCGATCCAGGCAATCCCATTATTAATATTTTTCTAATTCCTGACATTTTTTTATAGTTTCAACTGAAAGTTCAACATCAATGTTTCTTTTACTAATTGTTGATCTTACATCGTGGTGTCCTAATAAACCATATGCTGCATCTAGTTCAGGGTGGAGATTGATAATATTTGTAAAATCATGTTCAAAGAAATTTAATTCACAAAATTCATAAATTCTATTAATCTCATTTTTTGTATTGGTTATTAAATCATCATATTTAATGAATAAAAATTCGCCTTTATTATTTTTTTTAGCCCATTTAACACCATCTAGAGAACGTACTATTGGCTCTGCCGCTTCATTTAATAATTCTGCTTCTAAATCACCTGGCCAATTATTTTGTTTTCTTAAATTAACAAAAGATTTAACAATATCAATGATAGGTCTTTCTAAAACAATAATTTTAGGGTTGTTGTTTAAATACTTATAAAATAATTTCATATTTTCGGGCAAAGTCCATGACCGACATTTATCTACAATAATAGGTGCAGTAACATCTTTATAATATATATTAGGTATAGCTGCTATCAGGTCTTTAGCAGTAGTATCATATCTGCCGTTGGCCATTAATTGTTGTCTAGCGGGATATTTACAAGATTGTTGCATATCCCACATCAATTGACATACTGCACTGTTTCCCTCAGCATGAATATCAGGATTCTGTGAAAGAATGGCTGATAATAAGGTGGACCCTGTTCTGGGTAGTCCACTTAAACCTATAAATTTTTTCATATTATCTTTTAGATGTTGTAAAAACTATTATTTTTTCCCAAAACCAAACGGACATTTTTTTTCTTTGTCCTGTAAGGCCCGTTTTTTAAGTTTATATGAGTTTTGAAAAGTGGTATTTTGATGCAACGCGTTTCGTTTATCCATTTCTTGCTGGCTAATTAAATGACATCTTATATCCATATCATGTTCAGTCAACGGTATTAGCTGTATCATGGGCTGACCAGCAGCTAGTTCTATTGTCTGATCTATTTTGGAAAAGAATAAGTTTATTTCTGAGCTAATCTGGTACTTATAATTAACTATGGCCTGGGGTACATGCATGTAGGGCAATAGTTTAATTTGATTCCACCAAGCTGATGTAAAATGAAATTCTACACCGGTTTTTTCTGAAAAGTTCCAAGCATTACATAATTTAAAATGAATTAAATCATTAAATTCAGGGCCCATTTGACTAAAACTATGTTGTTCTGATTCACCACCTGATGCGGAAATGTTAAGGGCCACTTGATAACTATAAGCACCATTTGTTTGTGTCTTTATGATCAGGTCAGTCCAAAGAGGTATGTTAAACCCTCGTGCATATAATGCTAACAACCCATCACATTTTTTAATTGTTGCCATGGGAACCGATACTCCATATGGAGTAGTTTCATTAACTGCTGGTGGTAATTTTTTCCACCAATCCGGATAGGCATCTTTCATGTGTGTGATTGGATAAAAATTATATACACCTGCATGTGTAGTAAATGCATCAAGTACTAATTTTTTTCTTTTAAACCAAAACATTATATATTCCTAGTTAACCCCAACACCCTGATTATATATGAGTGTCGATAGTTTGTCAATAACTATTGTGATTCTTTTCGTAGATATTTCTATAGTCCAGCAGTCCCCGAGTCCAGCGATTGCGTTTCTCGGAAAATATCTGAGGTTCCTGATCTTCCACGGCTATGAGTATATGTATGTCAGGAACTGGTATGCCCGTGAGTTCTTCGTACATGATGGCATAGGCACTTGCCTGCATGAAATAGCTGTGAATCCATTCATGCTTCTTGGACTTACTGGCAGTCTTAAAGTCTATGACACTCAACACTCCATTGTATTCGGCTATGCAATCTACGGTTCCAGCCAGACGAAGATGATGGCTAAACATGCGGGTCTCCAGACAATGTATGTTGTCTATGGGTTCCAGCAGAGGTTTGAAGGTGTTGAATAGCTCTTCGGTAAATATGTTCAACCCAAAGTCTATGGGTTGGTTTTTTAAATACGATTCGGTATAGCTATGAATGCGAGTACCACGATTGGCAGCTCGGGCGCCAATCTTTGCGGCTTCTTCATGTCCAATGCGATTACGCCAGGCGTCTAGTGCTTCCTTGCCGTGTTCGCTAAGTATGGTAGTAACACTGGGATAACGACGCCCGTCGGGTGTTGCATAAAGACGGGTGCCGTTTTCGTTGATTTGTTCTAGCTTGGGGACTGTTAGATCCTGTCCCCCAAAGCCCAGGTGCGTATAATTAGGCACTTAGAGTAATTAAATTATTCTCAAAATGATGCTTGCGATCTTCTAGTCCAATTGTACCACCATTGATGCGTTTTGTCAGGGTAACAATGTCGTTTTTATCGGCAATATCATTTAACTTGTTGGTTGTCCAGAACCAGCAGGCACTTTCAATGGCGCCATCCAGAGTTTCTGTATAGGCAACTGCTTCATCCAGAGTCTTGCCAACACTTGCAGCAAACTTAGTATAGTTTTCTTTACCAGTTAACTGTATAGCACCACGACCACGGAACTTGAACCCCTCGCCAGATGCTTCTGGACCATTGCCCATGCGGTCAGCATAGATCTTATTGGCAATCTTTTCAGGGTTGCGATTATATGGTTGTGCAGCTGCTACGGTTGGAAATCGTTTAGGAAATACCTTGCTCAGTCCTTCGGCACTGTAGTTTAGGTTTTCTTTCAGCACTGTAAAGTCTGCACTTTCATGACCACACTGAGCCAGGAATGCTGCCACTCGTTCCACGGTTGTAATGTTGTACTTGGGTAATACTGTGTTAAATGTTTCAAATAATTCTGCAATGTTTTTATTGCGACTTAAACATTTTGCTAGTTTAGCTTGGGTAAAATCAAAATTAAAGGACATAGCCTAACTCCTTGAGGTATAAATTGCTGTAATGATTGATTAAATGTGGTATTTGATTATGACGATCCCACTGATGTATGACACTGGGTAACTTACCATACACAGTAACACGTCCGTCGTCCAGTACTTTTAATTGATTTGGATGTACCAGACATAATGTTCCAACACCCGTGCCGTTTTCCAACTTGGTATGAGGTATTAGGTTTTTATGGAATATGTAGTTGTATGGACCTTGTTCATCAGGTATGCCACCTACTTCCATCATCTTTTTAATATCACGTTGATTCATTAATGTTACAATGTACTGAATCATCATTTCCTGACTACCCAGAGTAGTACCCGAACATAAAATGCGATTGGGTTCTAGTTCCTTGGCCACGGCTTCGCCATAGTTGGTGGTCAAAATGTATTTATTAAAACGTTCTCCCAGGTTGGCTTCAGGATCTTCTTCATTGACAAATAAATCTACCTGATCTGGGGTTGCCTGGATTTCTTCGAAAATGTCGCCCTGAAAGGCTACATCTCGTACGTCACAGTGAAATACTCGGTTATATTGTCCACGCTCTTCTAATAAAATGTCCAGGTATTTAAAATAGCGAGTATTATGTATGGCACTGGGAATAAAATATCCAGCAGTATAGAACCGAACATCAACGCCAGAATCCAGCAGATAATTAAGTTTATCCTGTTTGATGTCAGGCTCAACCAACATGATCATGTCAGCAGTTGCTTTCTGATACTTTTTCCAGCTTTCAACAAATATGGCTATGAGGTCTACCTTGTAGCCCCAGCCCGTGCAAAGTATTAAATTTGGTTTATCCATGATCGGTCCTAGTCGTAGATTAAAGTTCCATTGGGTGCAATAGTTCCCATGAGATGTGTATGTTCAATCTCTTGGCTGACTGCTGGGCCCATGTGTTTGTATAATAAATGTTCGATGTCAACGTAATGAGTTTCTGTAATGCTATAATAATCATTGATGATGTTTTCATAGCGTTGTACGCAGTCTTCAAGCAGCTTTGCTGGGAAACTCCACAGACGACTACTATAACTATGTTCAACACCAATGGCGCTTAGTGCATCAGGCATCCAGCTTTTTTCACGCTGTTTAAACACATAGAGATTTTGTGCTGTTGCAGTCTCATAGATGCTGCTATCAAACAGTGGGCTGAGCATGTAGCGACCAGAAATTTTAAAAATTCTGTCTACATTTCTAAATGCTTCTAGCTCTGCATTGGTTTGTAGCGTATGCAATACATTGTACATGATGATATTTTCAGCTGCACTTTTTATGAGACCAGTTGTGCCGCCCATCTCATGGCGGACTTTGATCTTGTCCAGATAATTTTTATGAAAGTTCTGCACCTGTTCGTTGTTGGTCATGTCCAAATAAACATGAGCTCGTTGAGTTAGTTGCCTATACTGTTCGTACAACGCAGGATATTCCGCTGCTACAACAGGTTTACCACCATCAACTAATATGATGTTGGCATCTGGATAATGACCAAGTATGCTATCCATGGTCTGTTGAATCTGCAGTATTCTAAAACTTGGATCGTAGATGCCTATGTTGGTATTGATGGCACAGGTCATGATAAAGGTTGTCTTCATGCTAGGATTTCAGTTCCTCGGTAATCGGGGTTTGCAAGTAATACTTTGATGATATTGGCAATTCTTTCATCGTTGGTTTCGGCAGTATGCACACAGCGAGCCTTGTATAATCCACCGCCGCTAGGACAATCCGTTGCTAGTATGCTTAGATTTAAAAAGGTTAGAGCATTGTTCATTAGGTTAATGGCATTCTGACAATAGCTAAATGGTCCAGAATTTTTACCAACTATGACATCACAACCACCGGCCAGGTATGCAATCTGATTAAGATCGTTTTCCTGTCCTGCGAATATATCATCGGTATAATATATATTGGTTGCAGTCAAGGGCAGTTTATGAGTTAATACAATGTTAATCTCGGGCAATTCAGCCGACAACTTTGTAATGCAGGCTGATAAATCACCTACTCTACTCTGGCCAGAATTAGCAGTACCATTGCAGATTAATATGCTGGGTCGGTCACCATGTTCGTGGAACCAGACATCGGCCTGACTGACATCATACTGATCATAATCAATCACTGGCAAATAATAGTTAGGATCTTCTACAAAATCCAATTTAAAATGCTTAAAGTATTCGCGCCAGATGTTGTGTAGGCGAATAAAGTTAATGTGTTCGCCATGCGGGAACAAGGTGCCTTGCCAGCAACCAACCCAGGTATTCACATACACAGTTTCACCATTAGGACTATTAGCTACACGTATTAGACGATCTAACGGTGGCAAACTATCTAGACTGACATGCTTGATGCCCAGATCTTTAATGATGTCAGGGTGTCGAGCATGTGCATATTCAAACTCTAGGTCTGGTAATTGACGTACAATTTCTCGCACGTAGTTTTTACCCACAAAACAATCGCCATTATGAAACTGATTGAAAAAAACTATTTTTTTCATTTAATATTATCTTTGGTTATGATTTTAAATTCTGGGCAAGGAACAACCAGTGCACCACCAGCCTCTAGATATTCTTGTTCACGACTAACAAATTCATCAATAAAGTGCCAGGGCAGAACCAACAAGTAGTCAGGTTTGGCGGCTCGCATTTCGGCTTCGCTTACAATGGGAATTTCCGTACCCACGGTCTTTTTACCAAACTTATAAGGACTGCGTTCTGCAATGGCAGTAATGTCCTGGTTAGTCAGACCAAAGTACTGTAATAAGGTATTGCCCTTGGTGCTGGCACCATAGCCATAGATGGTTTTACCCTCGGCTCGTGCAGTTCGTACAAAATCTATCATGCTAATTTTTAACTGTTCCAGTCGTGTGCCAAAAGTCTCCCAGACCTTAGGATCTGAAATATCAGCAACGCGTTCAAAGTTTAAGATAGCATCGGTTCGGTATAGACAAACCTGACGCAACTGTGCAGTGCCAAAACTATTAGGATTACATTTTTGCTTGGCAATGTATACGCGTATGCTACCACCATTGGTATCATTAACATTGGCATCGACAATCATCATGCCATGCTGACTAAACAGGTTAAGTAAACTGGTCAGACTATGATAATAAACATGTTCGTGGCAAATGTTGTCAAATGCCATTTGCTGAACCATTAATGGTGTATAGCTCATTTGTAGTACAATGACGCCATCATCATCTAATACTTCAGAAAGATCTTTAATAAATGTATGCGGATTGTCCAGGTCATAGAACATGGCAATGCAGGTTATGACCTTGGCTTTCTTTGTAGTAGCCTTGGCATAGGATGCTGCGCTAAAGTAATCCTGTATGACTGTTCCATGCTGGCTGCTTTCTTTATAGTATTCATCATCACAGGGATCAATACCAATGCGTTGAATGCCAGCTGGAATTTGTCGTAATAAAGTACCATCGTTACAGGCTATGTCCAACCAGACATCATCATTGTTTAATTTTACTCGATCAGTAATCTCGGCTACAATGTTACCCAGTTCCTTGGTCATGGTAGCATTGGTTCCACTTCGATACCAATAACGTCCCCACATGGCCTCGGCTGGTGGAAGAGTTTCAGACTTCAAACGGACAGCACCAATGGCTTCGTCCAGATATAAATCTAGACTGTATTTGCTTCGATCTGCACTGGTTTCGTCAGCATTTAAAAAGTCACTGACATAATGATCACCTAATTTTAACACTGGCTCAGACATATAATTTTTCCTCTATGATTTCACTACCAAATTGTTCATTGATCTGTTTTTTAATAGCAGCTCGCTTATCATTTGTTAGGGGAATGTTCAACGCTGCTGTATAGTATAAATCGCCCTTGTCACCCGTACGGATGCAATTGCGAATGATATCTTCTAGTTCCCAGATCTTTTCATTTACTTCTTTTAATTCTATATGAAAATTATCCAAGTGTCGATCCTGAAGCGGAAAGTAAATTAGACTTAACTCTTCGTGTTCTACCCGTATGTTATGACGCTTTTCGGGATCCTTGACTCGTTCCATCTTTATTTCCAAGATGGTGATTTTATCTATTAACTCACCTAGACTAATAGGCGCTAATATTTTCATGCATTGTCCTTTTCAAATTGAGCTAATTTTAAATCGTGTTTCATCATGTCAGCAACTAACTCTTCGAAGCTAACTTTAACCTGCCAGTTTAGTTTAGTTTTAGCCTTGGTGCAATCTCCCCAAAGTAATTCTACTTCGGCTGGACGATAATACTGTGGATCTATGACTACCCAGGTTCGACCTGTAACGGGATCAACACCAATCTCGTCGGTTCCTTCTCCAGTCCATTCTAGATTAACTCCAATTTCTTTAGCAGCTAATTCACAAAATGTACGTACTGTCTGAGTCTGTTCAGTGCTAATAACAAAGTCTTCGGGTGTGTCTAATTGCATCATGGCATGCATGGCACGAACATAATCGCGAGCATGTCCCCAGTCTCGTTTGCTGTCTATGTTGCCTAGTCGAACTGGCAAGGCCGAGTCATCAACAGCTATGCGACCAAACTGACGGGTAATCTTTCGGGTAACAAAGTTTTCGCCTCGGCGTGGACTTTCGTGATTAAATAAGATGCCTGCGCAGGCAAAAATGCCATAGCTTTCTCTATAGTTGGTGGTAATCCAATGAGCAAATAATTTGCTGCAACCATAGGGACTGCGAGGGTAAAAGGGAGTAGATTCGGTCTGAGGTGTTTCGCGAACCTTGCCAAACAATTCAGAAGTGCTGGCCTGATAGAATTTTATTTTCTTAGTAAGCCCCAGTGATCTAATAGTATCAAGTATCCTAAGAGCACCAAGGGCATCAACATCGGCAGTATACTCGGGTAGTTCAAAAGAAACAGCCACGTGCGATTGCGCAGCCAGATTATAAATTTCATCAGGTTGTACTTCATTAATGATATTCCTCAGGTTAGTACTGTCAGTAAGGTCTGCATAGTGCAGAGTAATTTTGTCTTCGATTTTTTTAATGTTTGGATGACTTACATAACTGCTGTTGCGTCGAATTAAACCATGTACTGCATAGCCCAATTCCAGCAAATATTCGGCGAGATAACTACCATCCTGGCCGCTGATGCCAGTGATAAGTGCTTTTTTCATAACGACCTTTCATCAATAGAATAGTATAATTATATATCTAGAATTTAGTATTTAAGTTTGAGCCAGGATTATTGGCATGAATTTTTTGCATGACTTCTTTGAAGCCCTGATCGGTTTTGCGTATGCCGAGTCTAACGGGATCGCCTAATGAAGGAGCACCAAGTATGGTCTTGAGGACCTGGCCCTGTGTTTGACACTCGGGGCATGGTTCGTTGATAGGTAGGTCTCTGTCCGCGATTTTAAGTACTCGTTCGAACTCGTGTTTACATGCCTCACATCTGTATGAATAAGCTGGCATACTATTATTTATGTTTTTACCTGTTCCAGGAACCTATCTCGGGCTAGATTCTTTGCCTTGCTTTCGCACTGTATATCAAAATCCTGCATGAAACCCCTGGCCCAGTCATTGACTGCTGTATTCCAGTAATAATCACTATGAGCTCTGAGTTTGCTTTTCTTATAGCCCGCATCCAGTAATTTTTGCATGTCCGGTCTGGTGTTTGGATCATGGTCCGGTATGTAGTCTTCACGACTCACGCTGTAATGCAGGGCTGGGCGAACACCACGCCAACTGTCTATTATATATCTAACAGCATCAGAATCAGGTTCTAGATATTCGCCAGTACGAATCCAATGATGATGTATGTCCAGAACCAGAGCAACATGATCACGTAGTTTAAGGCTTTCGTCTACGCCCCAGCGCATTTCATCATTTTCTATGGTTATGGTATTACGAGCTTCAGTACTTAATCGGGGCAACACAGCTAGGATGCCAGCAGCACCCTGTTTGCCAGCTATGTGCACATTGCATTTAAAATCCTGAAAACGCTGACCATAACCCATGTAGCGTATAAGGTCAGCATGATATTCAAACTCTTCTATGCTGCGTTCTATGATACGTGGATTGTCAGATGCCAGTACGCAAAATTGGCCAGGATGAAAACTAAGACGCACATCAAGAAGGCGGCCAAGCTCGCCCACAGATCTGAGGTGTGTTTGACAATAAGCTTGTACGTCAGGTCGGCGCCAAAAGTAGCTCCAACTAGGCTCAGTATAAGCAGGCAGGATATCGCTGCCAAGTCGTACCATTCGTTTGGATTCATCTAATTCTCCTACCTTTTGTATTAATAATTTTATGCTGTTGATGTTGTGCACCATGATGTCCCAGAGACGTTGCTCAGCGACATCACGCGTCTGACGATTTAACCAGGTAATAGTTGTGATGCGGGTATTCCAGCTTCGAGCTACATCATCGGGTTTAAATCCATTAATCTGCTCCGGAGTGTCAATCCATTTGCAGCAAAACCCTACCCGAGCCAATATATTAATCCCACAATAATGGCCAAGGCTACATAGACAGGCCAATATGGTCCGTCATCATCATAGGTTGGGCCATAGTAAAATCCTGCCTCACGCGCAGTGCGAGGAAAGTTATGATAATTACTTCTATTATAGTCTCTGTGTCCTGCCCAGTTATCTGTACGAGAATCTTTATTAATTATCATTTTATACTCCCAGATAAATCTGCCTGAGTTTTGTCTTCACGAATCTCCAAAAAGATTGGAAGGAATAGACTAGCAGTAGTACTTGAAGATTTGTTTGTAATGCGAGCATTATACTTGATAGCCACAATCTTGCCAATAACATCCGCTGCTTTAATACTGTTACGGTCCTCATCATTAAATCCACTCCCTACGTTAACTTTGACACCACCATCGGCACTTTCACATACCAAGGCACCCAACTTACCAACATTCTTACCAGTTCCTTCTTCCCAACCAACTACTTTTAAATCACATTCTAGTTCGCCCTTGAACTTAATCAGGCTTTTAGATCTTTTATTTTCCCAGATGGCCGTGGTATCTTTTAGTATGATACCTTCAAATCCAGCAGTAAAATATTCTGTGAATTTTTCTCGGGCCTGTTCTAGATTATTCACCATGCTGTATTCTACAACATGAATTTTAGGTGAGTATATCTGATTTTTTAACCAATTAAATCTAAAATCATAGACTCGATTACTTTGGCCAGCTTTAAAATCTTCTAGACTAATAACATCCCAAAGAGTGGCATGTACTAGCTGAGCCTCGTCTAGTTTAATGGTTCCCTTGACTGCCTTGTTCAGTATGCCATTGCCAGTCTTACGATCCATGATTGCACCTGCGGCATCATGTACGGTCAACTCACCATCGAATACAACATCAGCGCCCGCAGCCAATCTAATGAATTCACTTTCTAGTTCGCCCAGGAGGTCTATGGTGCGACCATTGCGAGTTTTAAATTCACATTTACTATTCTGCACTATGGCATTGAAGCGCATGCCATCCATTTTAAGCTGCACCATGGCAGGCCAGGACATCTTGGCTATGAGCTTATCGTCATAGACAGATGCCAACATTACGGGGTATTCAAGAATCAGGCCTGGCCAGATTTTATTAATAGTAGCTTCACTAACACCACAACGTAAATCCTTGGCAATGATGCGTTCTATAACAGTGGCATCAGCAGCAAGAACACTGCCCAGAACAATTTTCAGATGCTCAATGCCTGCATTGCCTGTTACTGTTCTGCTGCTAAGCAGACTCAGTCTAGACATGGCTGAAGTTAAGCTATCTTTGTCCTGGGACTTATATTCTGGAATTTTGCGTATATAAAATTGAGTATAAGGATCATAGGCCAGTCTAAAAGCTTCACGCAGATCTGTGTTGTCCTTTTCACGCGTCAGCACTGCTTCTTTATGCAGACGACTGGCATTACTGGCAATTTCATCTAGAATATTTAATATCATAACACCATTGTATAGGAGAATGGCCAAGTTGTCAAGCTATTTGTACCGAACCGAATGCGGTTGTGTGTTCATAAACCTTTGTTTTTACTAGTTTATTTGGATACCGAATCTTAATGTCATTGACTATGACAGGTAGGTCGTCCAGGCTATTGATAAAGCCGTGCATGTGCCAGCCCTTGTTGCGACCCAGGCTGTCCATAACCGCATATTCCAGTATCAGTTTTGGCTTAAGCAGGCTATTCAATTGCGCCGCCTTCGGTATCGGCTGGTCGTTTTATTTCAATGTTGGAATTGTGCGAACCAAAATCCGGATCAACGTTGTCTTCATACCAGCCAGGTGGTTGGGAATCAGGAAGATTATTATAGCTATTGCTTTGAGTATATGCACTGGGAGTAATGTCCACATGACCATCAAAAGCAAATCCTGCTCCCTTGAGGAATAACTCAAAGTTACCTATGACATCTGGTAACATTTCAGCGTCAAATTCCAGGGTGTTGCTAAAGGTTGTTCGGCCATCGTCATTTTCATGGTCCACACTAAATCTATATCTTGGTTCAGGCATTTGTATTCTCCACTATTACGGTTGGGGTTTCAACTACATTTTCATAGAACTCTTCGAATGTACGATTTTCTTCGACTTCTTGTTTGAAGTTTTGCTTGTGATAGGTGCGCGCCATTTTTCTATATACCTTGGCATCAATGCCCGTATCGGCTACGACATTTTCAATGATGTTGTTGATTAGGTCTCGTTCGGCTTCGGCTCGAGTCAGCGCATTGCTGATCTCTGTAAGACCATCTTTAATTTGTTTGCGAGTAACGGGATTATTCGCCAGTGCTGCTACCTGATTGCTCATGATGTTTCTCCTTTTTGTCTCTGATTACGGGTCTAAGGGCTGCTGCTAGTTCGGCCTGAATCATCATGGCCTTGAATATGCCACGCTTTTCTTTAGGTGCTGCAGCAATTAATTTCTTGCTTGTCTTGCTTAGGTTAAAACTACTTGTTGGTTTCATTTAGTCCATCTCCATCCTTGTTTAAGTTCTTTCAGTGTCCAGCCCTGTTCCATTAAATTTTTATCCCAGTCTTTATACCAATCAATGTCATAGACAAACGAACTGGGAAACTGTGGCTTCATTTGTTTATAACGTTTGCGTTTAAATAATAACCTGGCTCTGGTGAATGGATAAAAAGGTGGTGTTACATAACTTTTCTTTTTAAATAACTTTCTTAACCAGGTCCATGGACACTTCATAGTTCTCCCCTTGTTATCATTCTATAAATTTCCTGTCGAAACATTTCTAAACTGCCAATCTTACGCTTGTTTAATCTAATGTCATAGCCGCTGCGAATTTCTATGTTGCCCATGCTGGTAGGCAATTCATAATGACTACTATGTTTGATGCTGGGAGCTCGAGTCACACCACAAAAAGCTAAGAGCTCAGTAAGCTCACCCTTGGTGACATGACGGCTAAACCAGGCGTTCATCCGCGCCTCATCTTGGCAATGTCTACGGCATCTTCGCTTTGAAACACTGGAATACTATTTGACTTATGCAACTGGCCAATGCCAATCATGGCAGTACCAGTATACTGAGTAACTTCTTTTTTAGCAGCTATACCAGCCCCAGTATCCAGGCTAGGAATATGGTGGGTAAGGCGCTTAGGATCAACCACAGGAGCATTACGCACAACTGGATCGAATCCGGTAGCTCGTGATATTTTGGAATTTTTAGGATTTTCTTTTTTAATGTCATAGCGAACCAGTAAATCAGACCAGGCTTGAGCACTGCGGCGCGCCTTGGCAGCTGCCTCGGCCGTACGGAATTTAGGTTTGCCTTTTTTCTTACCCGTAGTACTATACATGGGTGGCAATAGATGCATGCTCATAATAATACCTCACTTAAAACTATATTATATAATAATACTAAGTTTTTGTCAAGCTCTAACCCATTGATTACAAAAGGTTAATTTTGCTTGGAATATTTCACGATTTTTACCATGCAACGGGGTTTGCTTGGCACGCAATCCACACAAGTTTGGTAGCATGGAATATTACGTGTATTTTACCAGGCTACGTTGTCTATTTTTTAGACACTTTCTCACTTAGTAAAGCTGGGAATGCTTCGCGTACCAGAGCCTCGGTCAGACCCTTGTAGTCAGAACTTAACTTTTTATCCTTGACCAGATTTAACATGTCGGCTTCGGTATGATGACAGCCTTCGAGAATCTGAATCCAGATATTTTCCTGCTGCATTTTTTTAAGACTGGCTGGTCGTTTTGGATGTCCTACTTCGAACAAATACAATCTGCGGGCTTCATTATAAAGATTGCTCTGACTTAATTCAACTGGAATATCCCGATCTGCTTTATAGGGAGCTGGACCTGGTGGTAGATCTATGACTACATTGGGATCAAAGTTTAATCTAAGAATTTGTTGTAGTGTAGTACTGTTGTATTTTTGTAGAGTGCTAATTTTTTCTGCCTTGGTTGGAGCAGCTACCACTAGCTCTAAAATTTCTGGTATGCTTAGTTTCATTAAAAGTCTCCTAGACTATCAATTAAGTTTTTCATGCGATGTTCCATGAAATAATTTAACAGTTGTGATTTATCCTTGCGTGGCTGAGTTTGCCAGGCTGTTATGATGTTGTTGCGAACTGTATC